TCTTGGTAATTATCGGTCGCAAGTAGGTAGCTATGAGGAAGCGATCCGCGCCGTTCTTCCGGCAGAGATGTCCCAAGTTGTGACATTGGGCAAAACCATAGATAAAGCGGGAGGTGTTACAAAGGCTTTCGGGCTGATGACTGCGGCAGTAGGCCGAATGATTAAGGCGGCATTGGCATTCGTTGCCACTCCATTAGGTGCGGTACTGACAGCATTAGCAGTAGGAGCTGCTTTGGTCGTCAAAAACTGGGGCAAATTAACGGACGCATTGGGGATAACAAGCCCGGCAAGGGAAGCCGCTAAAGCTATCGAAAAGCTAAACGAGCAACTCGATTATTTCAACAATAGAGCCGAGAAAAACGGGACCGAGGCCCTAAAAAGATACACCGAAGCCCTAAAAAATGCCAAAGGGGACGCCGAAGCATTAGCCAAAGCACAAAGGGACTATAATATTGAGTTGCTGAATGCCGAGTATGAACGCGCAAGAATAGCCAAGGCGGCGGCGGATAAAGCCGAGGCCAAGGCATACGCGGCATACCAGCGCGACTGGAAAAACGAAAAAGTAGCAAAAGCCCTCCAAGAAGCTAAGGATGCTGTTCAAAAGGCAGACGCAGATTTTGCGCAAGCCGATCATGAAAGAACAAAATTTCATGCGGACGCATTGGCTAAACAGGTAGAGGACGAGAAGAAAGCCGCAGAGGAGCGGGCTAAAATAAGATACGAGGCTGCTATGCGTGAAAGCAAGGAATACAAAGAACGTGCGCAGCTGGAGGAGCAATTGCAGCGAGCCCGACAAGATATGATCCACCAGACTTACGCCTTGCAGGCCGAATTGGAGGATGCGGCCAAGGATTTCGACAAGGAGTGGCTCGACGAAATGGAGCGGATGATGGATCGGAGAAGCCGAGAGTACCAAAACAGGCTTACTGAAGCCACATTATCGGGTGGAAGTTTAGGGGCTGCTAAAGAAACTATTGCAATAGCCAAAGAACAACTGGCGCAGTTGGACGATATAGCCAGCAATGAAGAGCTTATCAACCGGTTAGGCTGGGACGATGTGGAGCTGCAACGCCAACGGCTCGACCTCCGTATGCAGATAGCGAACGCCGAACAAAGCATCGCCCAGGAGCAGGACCGCACAGCGCAAGAAGCGGCACGGCAGACGGCGCAAACTCTCGGCGGATTATCAAGCATGACAGGAGCCTTTTCTGCAATGTTTGAAGCCTTGGGCGGCGAGGGCGAACGTTATGCTGAATTTGCGAAAACATTGGCTGTATTCCAAGTTATGTTGGCACAGGCACAAGCCATTGCCAACGCGGTTGCAGCAGGTAGCCAAGCTCCGTGGTTTATGCTTCCTATAACCATCGCGTCAAGTATCGCTGCAGTAGTCGCAGCCATTGCGCAAGCTACACAAATAACAGATTCGGCACAAACGCCTAAATACGCCTCCGGCGGCCTTGTCACGGGACCGGGCACCGGAACTTCGGACAGCATTCCCGCAATGTTATCCAACGGCGAAGCTGTGATGACCGCCCAGGCTGTCAACGACTGGGGCGCAATGCTCTCGGCCATGAATGTCGCCAGCGGCGGAAACGCCATCCAGGTATCAAATCTTCCCCAGCGCAACGACGGAATGAAGGGGATGGAGCGCATGATGGAACGTGTCCTGATGAATATGCCGGCACCCATTGTTTCGGTGGTTGACATCAACAAAGGGCAGAAGCGGGTCAAAGTTCAAAACAGCCTCGGGAAATTAGGTCGAAAAAAATACGAATAATTCTTGCACAATGTGCCGAAGGTTAACACCTTTGTCACGAACGCTTATGAGGATATAAGCCGCGGAATCATGTACGAAACGACGCTCACATATCACCACCCTGCCGTGGCCGCATCTGCCATAAGCGCGAGTGCTTTGTCTAACTTAACACATCAAACTAATGGCAGTACAGGCATGTACCACTACGCTCGGGCGAGACATTCTCAATGATTGCAATGAGCCCCACGCAAAAGGCGTGGAGAAGTTTTTCTATTTCATCTCCCGGGATGCTATCGACTGGGACAAATCCGTCCGCGAGGGCTTCATAATTACCAACTTGGTGGCTCTGGCCGGCAAGCGGGGTTACAAGGTCCGAAACCCGTCGAATGAAACCCCGGCGATCACCATCACAGACCAAAACCCGAGCATCGACGCTGCATGGGACAAGGTGCTACCCGTTACCCTTTTGGCCGACAGCCCGGAGAATGCTGCCGCTGTTCTCGGATTGAAGCAGGACAAATATGTCTGCATCTACGAGAACATGGAGAAAGGCGACGCGGGCAAACAGGCGTTCGGCGTCATCGGCTGGGAGCAGGGCGCAACCGGCGTAGACCTGAACATGGACAAGAGCGGAGACGTCGGCGGATGGACCGGCAATATCACTGAAACCGGGGCCCCGACTCCGAATCTGTTCTTCTACAAGACGGATTACGCAACGACGAAGGCGGCGCTCGAATCGCTGTGTTCGGCAGCGGCCTAACCATGCAGACACAGGAATGGTATAGAGAGAGGGTTTCGGCCCCCTCTCTATCCGATGTCGACAAGGCTGTTATCATAGCTGATTGGGAGGAGATCACGGGCAGGGATTTCACCGCATCATTCAACGCCCAGTGTCCGAACTGTTATCACGATGCGGCAATACTAATTTTACGAAATATGAACAAGCAGGAAAATGGCGGATACATCCTCAAGAGGGGGATCGCTTTCAGATACAAAGGTAAAGTATATACCGCCGACAATATCACAGCTCCGGCGGCTGAATGGTATATCGCGCAAGACCTGAAACACCGTGACGATTTCGAAGTCCTCGCAAAGGATTACGACGAGTACGAAACGGCATCTCCGAAACGCAAAGAGGAATAAATATGGCAGATGACAATATTCGCCATGTCAACTATGCCAGCGATTTCCGAGTCGTATTCTCGTTCCCCGGAAACAAGAGGCCCGAATATCCATGGCGACTGGAGCTTACTACGCCTAATACGGCAGGATATAACGCTTTTATGGCGCGGTTTGATGGCGAGAATTACTACAACTGCCTGCCCTTGGAGGATGGAATGCTGCTTGTCGCCGTCGATAATCATAATCTCGCACCAGGCCCTCTGTCGTACAAACTGACTATCGACGCTCCGGACGGCGCATTTTCGGATGGAGAGATGAATGTCACGACACCCGGATGCCTCGGCATCGAATTATGGTATGGCCCATCCGAGGAATTGAGTAATGAGGAACTGAATATTATCGTAGTGACGCTGAAGGGCGACAAGGGGGACACCGGGGCGCAGGGTCCAGAAGGCCCGAAAGGCGATCCCGGAGAAACGGGGCCTACTGGCCCTCAAGGCGACACACCCAAAATCACGGCTGACGAGCAGGGAAACATCTATTCTGATGGAGAATTTTTGACTGCCGTTGTGGCAGAGGCAGCCACCAAAGCCAATGCGGCTGCGGATCGCGCAGAAGATGCCGCTCCGGTCATAGAGGAGATCGATGGCGATACGGTTACTATCGCCGTTCAGCCGAACCACATCTACAAGTGCGGAGAATTGACCTCGCTGACGATTCAGTCTGTTGCGGATTCCGCGCAGATCGCCGAGGTTATCTTCACCTCGGGGACCACGGCGACCCAACTCTCCCTGCCCGATGCTTTGGCGGACAATGTAACAGGCTGGAAAATACCACATGCGAACAAGACCTACAAAATCTTCTTCCAGTCGAACACGGCGACCATATCCTATTAGGCCATGAGCACGCTTCTTTTGGAACATTTCGCCGCGGTGTCGAAGATCGCTGCCGTCCGCCAGTCGCGGGAACGACAGCAGGGCGTGAAAATGGGGTATGGAGATAGTTATATATACACATCTTCATTTACCGGCAAGGCACTAACGAGCCCGTCTATTCCGATCGGCACTTCGGATTTTTCGATCGAATATTACGGAAACGCCTACGGCTCTGGGTCAGGTTCTACTCCATTATTGGTTAATAGGGCAAATCTTGGCAGTGCAGGATCATCTTCATACTTCCGAGTATATGGCCTACGCTTAGGATACAATGGTTTGAATTGGGTCACATTCGGTATCCCGGACGGGGGTGATATTACTACCGATTCGCTCAATTTTAACTATTCTGCGCCTGATTTAAGCGCCAAATTCCATCTGGTTGTCACTCGTCAAGGTAGAATGATTAACGTCTATATTGACAATATACTTATAGCATCTAAAGAACAGACCGAAATAAAAGACATGGGGGCATTTGCTCTTTGTGTCCTCAATTCCTCCGACGTTGGCTTTGTCCGTGTCTGGAACTAC